CTTCAGCCACACGTTGTTCTTGAAAAGGTTCAGGTCGGCTGCGAGCCGGATGTAGTGGTTCGAGTTCCTCATATGCCCCACGCCGTCGTCGTCGTAGCTCTCCCCGAACGTCAGCTCGTACCCTCGGTCGTACGCGAAGACGATGAGCTTCGCGATGAGCCGGACGAACGCCTGCTGTTTGTCGAGTAGCGTCATCGCCTGTCCATCTCCATCGCGTCCACCCGCTCGTGGAGCTTGTCGACCTTGTTGTCGAGCACGGCGTGCTTCGCCGAGCAGTCCGGCTTCTTCATCGTGTCCTCGTGCCGGTCGTAGTACTCCTTGATGAACTCTTTAAACTCCGTTCTCAATTCCTTAACGGAGTCGCACATCGTGTTGATCCACCGCAGCGCGAGCCAGCACGTGAGGCCGATGACCGCCGAAGTGATTCCGACGATGACGCCAATCGCTTGCAGGGCGTGGTCTATCGCTATGCTGTCAATCGCCATATCGCGAACCCCGCAGGACCGGCGAGCTTGCTCGCGAGGTCGATGATCGTATCGTAGCCCTGCCCTTTACCCTTCCATCCGTCGACATAAAACTCGTCGACGCAGGTCCACGCAACCCACAGCGCCGGGAGCCACGATCCCCACAAGACGCCAGCGAGCGCGAACGTCGTCCCCGCGAAGAAGTGCGCTGCGAACTCCGTTCGCGCGAGGCAGCCCCCGACGCCGATGCGCTCCAAGAGGCGCGAGAGAAGCCAATTCGGGTTGAGCCAATTCTTCATAATATCTGATATGTGAATGTCCCGGCAATCGTATCTGCCGCGTTGGAAAACCCGTTATTGACAGGAACGACATCGTCAGAACACAACCTCCAAATGGCCCCATAAGTTGCTTGCGCCAGAAGGCATACTGATGCACGAGGCACAGCTCCTCCATACGCGACTTGTCCGGCCGACCAGCATAGCGCAGCAGGTGTCATCGGAGCATAAACATACGTCAGTGCCCCATCGCCTCCGTTCGTCAACGCGCCCCCAATGGAAACGGAGAGCCACAAAAGACCGCTCTTGCTCAGTTTCCAATTGATTATGTCGGCATTTCCATACGGCCCGTTCGCTCCGGTGAAATGACTTGCCCGTGCACCGTTTTGCCCTGCTGCCATCGAGAAAAGAGTATTTTCATTCGACATTCCGAAACCGTCCGTTGTCGCAAGAGCATCAACCGTCCATTCCCTCGACCCGACCCCGCCGTATGTATAATATTGTCGATGAGAGCCAATCCAAACGCACGGTTGTCCGCCAGTCCCTGCGGCATGAACTGCCCACGCAACAGTGTCCCCCTGTGCGGGCGTTCCAGAAAGAAGCGCATCGGAGAACGACACGTTGGCGTGCGCTGAAATTGTGGTCTTGTGAGGATGCCGCGACGTCGCCGCTATGACACCTGCAGCCGTGTTGTCGATGTTCACTAGGTAGTCGTGCCACGGCATCACAAATGCGCCAGCACTTCCCCACGATACGGTCGCTGTAATTCCGCACCCCATCGAATCGGGATACGCCGCAGGATCGAAGGTGTAGCTCTTCCCCGTCAGGTCGAGAGTTACGAAATCTCCGGGAGTTCCCTGCTTCGGGAAGCGAACCTTCGTAACCCCTATTGCCGAGATTGTGAGTGTCGTGCCCGCCAGCGAATACTTGAACGCGCCTTTGATGACTTCCGGGACTCCTGCCATGACTTCCTCCTTGCACCTATCCTGATTTAGTCAGGGTTTCTGGTGCGGTTAATCTGCGCAAGTGAACCAATTACTCCCGTCGCTGACGAACGTGATAGAGCCGAACGCCTCCGCCATGGCCACGCTCGCAAGGCCGTCAATCGTCTCGGCCCCCTGAGTCGTGACGGTGATATTGTTGAGCCCAGCTCCTCCGGTAACGTCCACGATTTTGACGACGTTTCCGTCATAGCAAGCCGCAGTCGGTAGGTCCACGGATCTCGCCGCAGTCGTGTCGACCCTCGCGACCTGCGTCCCCGGCTGCAGCGTGACGTTCCCTGCGACGCCTTCGGTGACGAGCGGGTACTTCGCGACTCCGTTGATTATCGCTCCCATGATTCCCCCTTATGCCAGATAGCCGCCGTCTTCCGCGGCGATGTACTCGATCGAAGCGATGAGGTTCAGCGCCGTCGCCCCTCCGCCGGTCGGGTCGACTTGGATCGTCCCGCCTGCCGGGAGGTAGACCCTCCCGCCGTTGCTCGCCCACGACACCTGCTTCCCCGCCGCGTCGAGGTTCGCCCTGAGCCCGGCGACCGCGTCGACGAAGGTGACCACCGTCCCGGCCCCCGCCCCCTGAGCGACGATGTTCGTGAGGTCCGCCGTCTGGGCTGCGACTGCGTAGAGCGTGAAGCTCTTGATGAGGACCGGCTTCGTCGTCGCCGTTGCGATGACCGTAGCCGCGGCGTTCGCAGCGATGGCGATCGGGACGTTGAGCACCTGCGTCTTGCCGGTCAGCCGGTTCACCGCGGCGACCGCCCCGGTGACCCCGTTGTTCACCGTGGTCACTCCGAGTAGGAGGTTCTTTGCGTAGCCCATCAGCGACCCGCCAGCGACTGTGTCCGTCTTGTTGCCGACGACGTCCCGCATGTTCGTGTTCGCCGCTGAATCCGCGCCCGGGACCGCGATCGCCGTAGCCAGAACGCCAGCAGCGTCTGGAACCACAAGCGCGCCAATAAGCCCCGCAGCGGTTCCTGCGACATCAGGGACAACGAGCGCGTTGACCGCGTCCGCGAGCCACCTGATGAGCAGGCCAGCCCTGACGTTGTCCGCGATGGAGCCGTCCGCAGCGTCGAGGGAGGTCGTCTCGACCTCGGTCGCGCCTCCCGGAAGGTTGTCCGCGATCCACCGCAGGATGAGGCCCTCCCTCTGGTTCGCCGCGGCGCTCCCGGCTCCGATGCCGAGAGAAGCAGTTTCAAGCGCCGTCCTTGAAGCGGAGAGCCCGAAGGTTCCGCTATCCAGCCGGTCCGTCACGAGGCAGGTGTAGAGCGGCTTCCCTGCAGTGTCAGGTATTCCCAGCGCGGCGAGCAAGCTCTGGAGGTTCGTCTGAGCGACGAAGTCGCCGATGTTGCCGTAGAGCGATTTGTTCGCCGCGTCCGGGTTGCCGAGCAGCGCAACGATCGTCTGGAGGTTCGTCCTCGCGGAGGGATTGCCGAGGTCCGTCTGGATCGCGTCGACCGCCGCCTGCACGTACTCCTGCCGCTCGACCACCGACCCGTCGGCGTTCGCCACCACGAGAGAGGTGTCAGCCACGTTGTTGTTGTTGTTCGCCCCGAGGAGGACGCTCATCCAAGCGTCGCGCGGGAGGATGGTGTACGTCGCAGACGCCACGATCGGAAGCGGGAACGGGTTCTCGACCGTCACCGTGTCCGACGCCGCGTCGAAGTCGGAGACGACCCTCGAAAGCCCGACGTTCGCCCCGGACGTCATGACGAGAATCTGCCCGTTGAAGTAGTCGTCCACCTGCGTGAGTGCGTTGTCAACGAGGGTCGCCGTGGTTCCGTTGTCAGCCGTGCCGCTGATCGTCCCGGCTATCCCGAGGCCCGCGAGAATCGCGGCGAGGTCCGCCGCAACCGATCCGGCTGCTCCGTACCCGAGCTGCACGTTCAAGCTCTGCGCCGCGGGGTTGCCGAGGATTCCGTAGATGTCACCGAGCGTCGCGGCGGATCCGTCGCCTACGTCGTCCATCAGGTCGGCGATGTTCCCGTCGATGGAGTCGAACCGGTCCTTGACCGTAGAGGCGTCGTTGCCGAACTTCGCCGTCAGGTCCGCGAGCGAGTGGGCCCTCATCGGTCCGACGAGGCCAGCAACGTCGCGCATCTGGTCAGTGTGGTTCGCGTACCCCGTCTTCCCGTTCATGTACGCGGCGGCCGCTAGGTCGACTCCTGCGCCCGGAGCTGCTAGGACGGAGACCGCAGACGCCGGGCCGACGGACGGGCTCACGATCTCGAAGTGGTCCGAGTTCCACGTGCAGAGCGTCCCCGTGAGCGAGGCCGCGAGCGCCGTCTGGACCGCCGTCGCGACGAGCGCCATCGTGGTCGCCCCCGTGAAGTCCGGGGTCACGTTGGAGTACTTCGTCCCGTCGATCGTGACCGTGAATTTTCCTGTGTTCGTGAGCGCGGCCCACGTCGCAGCGACCGCAGTCCCGGCCGCGCCGCAGACAAGCCGCGCCGCTCTGGCCGTGGTATCAGTTTTTGCGTAACCCATTGTCTCCCCCTATTTGTAGGCCGCGTTGACAAGCAGCGCCGACCCCGGGGCCCCAGCGCCTGAGAACGTGGTCGTTGCCGCCATCGTGATCGCCGTCGCGAATGTGAACCCCTGCACCGGCATCGGAACGTCGTACCCTCCCTGCGCCGGGACCCAGAGCGAGAGCTTCGCCGTGGTCACCCCGACCGTCGGGGCGGCGTGGTCGAACACCTGCAGGAACATGTCCGATGCGTTCGGATTGTAGACCGAGAGGTAGTAGAGCGTCCCGGGGGTCGCCTTGATCGTCCGCGCGGCTCCGAGCACCGCGCCGTCGTAGAGCGGGACCGCGGGGTCTGCGAGGGAGACGGCGGCGGTCGTGATCTGCACGTTGAGCTGTCGGGTAGTGTAGTTGCAGGTGTCCGACGTCCCGGCCGTCGCCTTCTTGTAGTAGAGCTTCCCGAGCACATAGTCGATCGCGTACTCTCCCTGCGCGAGGGACGCGAGCAGGAGCGTTTCTGTCGGGTAGGTTTCGAGATCGAGCGCGACCTCCGTCGTAAGAACCGTCCCGGTGACCCACGCGAAGGACGTCGCGCCCTTCGCCCCGAGCCGGGTGCCCGTGGCGTCGTAGATCGGCGCCTTGTCGAACCCCACGACCCCGGACGTCCCGGCGGCTCCGGCCGAGAAGCTGACCGTCTCCGCGAGGACCGACAGCGCGTTGCTCGCCATCGTGATGTCGTTCACGAGCCGGGCCGACTTGCCCGGGCCTACGTCAACGAAGCTGCTGAACTGCCTGCTCTGAATGTCGACCATTATCCACCTCCCGGTGCTGTCGGTTTTGTTTGATCCCTGACCTGCCTCTCAAGGGCGTTTCCGAAGTGGGTGAACAGGACCCTCGCTGACGCCGGGTCCATCTTCGCCCCGGATTTCGCGGCATCGTACATCTTCTGCCAGAATTTTCCCAGACCTTTGTCGAGATCGCCCGGGGGCTGGAACGGCCTGCCTTGGAACGGCTTGAAGGCCGCAAACATGCGCTGCTCGTAGTCCAGCACGGCCTTCATCGTCTTCGGGTCGAGCACCTGCGCGAGCTCCTTCCGACCGAAGTCGTCGATCGTCTTCTTGAACGCCTGCGGGTTGTTCGCGGCCCTCACGAGCCCGTTCAGCACGACGCTCTGGATCGGCTCCTTGAGCGACGGGACGACCTTCGCCGCCTCGATCGCGTAGGAGAGCGGGAACGAGTTCTTCCCGATCTTCGCGACGATCTCCTCCGGGTGCGACTCAGCGATCTCACGGAGCTGCTTCATGTACGGTGTGACCCGGGAGTACTCCTCGCGGGCCGAGGAGATCGCCCTGCGGGTCGCCGGGTCCGACGCCTCCCCCAAGCTGTCGAGCATGGCGACCCGGTACTCGTGGGCCACTGGCGCGTACTCGCTCCTGCGCTGCTTGAAGGCGGCGTTCTGCATGTCCTTCCTGATCCGGTCGGCCTCTCGGAAGGTCGGGTTCCTCTGGAGCTGCTCCACCCAGTCGGCGAGGTCGGAGTAGTACTTCTTCAGCTCCGGCGTCTTGATCTTGTCGATCTCCCCGCGGAGGATGTTGCCCTTCGCGTCGATGAACCCCTGCTCCTGCAGCGGGGACAGGAGGGCGTTCCGCATCTGCTGCCCCGGGATTCTCACCTTGCCGTAGGCGTTGAGGACCGGCTTCACCGTCGCGTCGTACCGCGCGCCCATCTCCTCGTTCGCCTTGGCGACCGACTCCTTGAAGTGAGCCCCGGAAGCCGTCCTGCCGCGCCCGGTGATCGTCTCGGGCATCGACTTCGTCTCGTCCGCCGCCCTCGCCTTCCCCGCGGCCCACGCCTCCTTGCGGGTGACCTCCTCGGCCTTGTGGGTCGCCTTGAGGGGTTCGAGGCGCTTCTGAGCGGCCGCCTCCTCGCCCTCGACGAGCCACCGAAAGCCGGGGAGCTTCTTCATCCGCTCCGGGAGGACCCGGGTCGCGATCTGCTTCTCCGCGACGTAGTTGAGGCCCTTCCCTATGCCCTGCGCCACCTTCTGGCCGCCGTAGGCGAGCGCGGCCTGCTTCGCGAACTCGGGGAGCATGTCCTGCGCGAAGTTCGCCTGCGACGCTAGGTTCGTCCGGACCGTCTCCCCGAGGGTCCCGCGGGGGAGGTTCTTCCCTTCGAGCCCCGTCGCCTGCCGGACGCTTCTTTCGACCGCGAGGCCCGTCGCACCTCCGAGCCCGGCCCCGAGAGGCCCTGCGGCCGCTCCAATCGTCGCCCCGACCGTCGGGAACTGGCCGTGCAGAAGCTCTGTGTCCGCGGTGCCACCGGGGGACATGATGCCCTTGCCTTGCGCCCTGTTCGCCTGAAGGTTCTGGACGAGGTCCTTCGCGGCGAAGAGCATGTTGTAGGGGAACGCCTGCTTCTGCGCGTACTCAAGGGCGTCGACGCCGTGGTCCTTGACGAGGTTCTTCGTCCAGTCGAACGCCTCGCGCGCCCACGTCGGTTTCTTCCTCGTCTCCTCGAACCCCGAGTCGGTGATCCGAGTGCGAAGCTCGTTCGCGAGCTCCGGCTTGACGTCCCCGCGCGCGACGAGCTCGTTCAGGACGTCGAGGCGCTGCTGCTTCGACAGGATCGGAGCGCCTGCGTCCATCTTCAGCCCTTCGGACGGGGCCTCGACTTCCGCCTGCGGGAACATGTCGGAAACTTTTCCCATGTCATTTCACCTGTAGGAGCTTCATCAGGTCGCCCGTGTCCAAGTCCTTGTAGGTCGTCTTCTTACCTCCGACCATCGAGGCCCACGGCTTCCCGCCGGACCGCTCCATGATGTTCTTGAACGCTTGGATGCCCTGGCTCCGCTCCGAGCTCGTCCCGGTGATGACCTGTTGCAGGAGCGACATCGCCATCTCCTGCTCTTGGTTCGACAGGTTGCCGGAGTCGCCCATGCCCTTGACGATGAGCGGGCGGATCATCTTCATCGAGTTCTGGAAGGTCGTCATCTCGGGGAGGTAGCCCGCCTTCTGCTTCCCGACGTTCACCATCGAGATCGCGCGCCCGGGGATTCCCTCCGCTGCGGGTATCTTGTCGAGGAGCTTGAACATGTTGTCGACGATCGGGACGACGATGTTGATCTTGCGGATCGTCCCCTCCTCGTTGACGAACGCCTTCTTGACGTCGATGAACTTCTTCGCCTGATCGAGGTCGCCCTTGAACAGGACCATCGCGTCGTCGAGGGTGAGGTCTGCGTAGGGCTTCCCGAACGAGGCGATCGCGTCGGCGTTCGCCTGATCGAGCGCACGCTTGACACGGTTCTCCGTCATCAGCCGGGACTCTGTCGTCGCGGCCGTCTCGGCGGCGGCGGCGGAGGGGCTTGCGACCTGCACGCTGAAGCCGGAGCTCCCCATCGTCCCGCTCTTGGGAATCATCCCGCCCTGAGCCATCATCCCCGGCGCCTGCGGGTTCGGGGCCGGTGCCCCGCCGAATGTGCTCGATAGCTTACCCATCGTTCCCCCTCACATCCCGGGCAGGGTTCCGTCCCCTACCCCCGGGAGAGTTTCGGGCGCTTTCGTGAGCGCGCCCATCTTGATCGCCTTCTGGAAATCCGCGTAGGTGTTGACCGTGAACGGAGCGCCGTCCTCCGGGTCCCAGAGCTGGTTCTGGAACTTCGGAGCCCCGATCGTGGCCGCGGGCGGCGGGGTGATCTTCCCGAGCGGGGAGACCTGCCTCGGAGGGATGGGCATCCCGCCCGGCTGCGCGCCCATTCCGTTGTCCCCCGACAGAGCTCCTCCCCCCATCCCCATCATGCTCGCAAGCCCGCCCATCATCCCCTGCCCCATCTCTGAGGCGAACGACGGCTTAATCATCATCTGCTTCATGAGGTCGCCCGCCGCCTTGTCCTGCATCTCCGGGCTGATGACGCTCCAGTTCGGCGTGGTCATCTCCGCGAGCCCGTAGGCCTTCTTCTTCAGGGCTTCGAGCTCCATCTGTGGCTGGCGCTCCATCATCGCCTTCTGAAGGAAGACGTTCGCGATCTGCTGAAGGCCGCCTCCGAGAGAGTTCCCAAGCCCGCCCCAGTTTATAGCCATGTCGTTCTCCTATCCGAGCGTCGATCCGAGTTTGACGCCGTTGACGTAGTAGAAACCTTCGCTTGTCCTGATGTCGTGCGTGAACTGGCTCTGCTCGTTCGACGGCTCCTTCCAGTCGAGTTCGTCGTGGAACGGATGGCCGTCGGACATGACGACCTCCTTCCCGCTCTTGAAGACGTGACGGAAGAACGTGTGGCCCCTCGGGCGCATCGACTGAGAGACCTGAAGGACGACGCCCCCCTTGACCTCGTCGCCCGGCTCGATGATGTCCACCGGGAAGGTCCCGCCATCCGACATCTCGATCGGAGTCCCTGCGGGCAAGCACATGAGCGCCGCGGCGCCGAGCGTCGCGCCTGCGGGGATGAGCGACCCGAGAAGCCCGGGAGACCCAGGGGACCCGGGGCTTCCGCCCGTCGAGAGCTGGTAGAGCCGGAAAAGGTCCTCCATCGGCTGGCGGTTCGCCTGCGTCTGTAGGGACCACTCGTTGACCCCCTGCTGCCTTCCGGTGAGCCCCTGCTGGTAGTTCGCCTGCTGCCGCTGGAGCGCCATGTTCGCCATCTGCGACGCCTGAGCGTCCGTTGCTCCCTGCTGGCGGAATATCTCCTCGGCCTGAGCCGTCTGCTTCTGCCAGTTGGCGTTCTGCTGCGCCTGCTGCTGCTGCCATCCCATGCCCTGTAGGTACTGGTTCGCGCCGAGCTGCTGCTGCGCCTGCTGCGCGCCGAACTGGTTCGACAGGTTCGCGAGCCGGTCTCCCTGATCCCTCTGCTGCATCTGCATCGCGCGCGTCGTGGCGCCGGAGGTGAGCATACCCCTTCGGTTCATGTCCGCCATGATCTGCTCGCGCTGCAGACCACCGGTCCTCTCCGCCTCTCGGTTCGCCATCGCCATCTGAGGCGTGAAGGCGTCGCCCACCATCTGCTGCGCGGTCATCCCATTCGTCGGGTCGGTGTACTGCGAGCCCTGAAACTGGTACGGGTTCCGCGCAGCGTACTGCGGGGTCGTCTCCGCGAGGTTCGCCTGCCCCTGCGCGATGAGGTTCTGTAGGTTCCCCGCCTGCGTGCTGAACGCCGCCCGCTGCTCCGGGGTATACTGCTTCTGCGTCATCTGCTGCTGGAGCTGCGCGAGCTGGTTCTGCTGCCCCAAGAGTCCGCCCGCGGTCGCGATCGTCGGCTGCAGCTGTCCTTCGAGCTGCTGTCCAGCGGTGAACCGGTTCTGGTTCCAGTACGGCTGGGACGACTGCATGATGCCCTGAGTCCTCTGCGCCGCTTCAAGCTGCTGTCGGAGCTGGTCGTCGCCTCCTGAGAGAGTCGTCTGGTATCCGCCTTGAATGATCTGGCCGGTGCGCGGGTCGCGGGTCATTCCCCCGCCGCCGATCATCCCTCCGCCAGCGCCCATGACTCCGGGGAACTGGAACGTCGGCGTCTGCTCCTGCCCGCCTCCGGACGCCTGCCACTGCTGCTGGAGCTGCGCGACGCGCTGGTTCTGCGAGTCGAGCATTTCCGGGGTCATGAACTGGCCCATCATGTACGAGTTCAGGATGTCGCCCTGGTTCTCCCACCCCGGGCCTCTGAACGGCTGGGGTGATTCAGGTGCGCTCCCGAAAAGTGTCTCGCCCGCTGAGATCATGGCGTTTCTCCTGTTTCATGGCCTCGGACTTCGGCCTCGATCGCCTGCTTGTACCGCTTGTTGAACATCCCCTTCGTCATGTAGTACTGCTTCATGTTGTGGAACTCTCCGTCGATGTAGATGTGGTGCTTGAGGACCCCCTCAAGCTCCCATCCGAACGACTTCGCCGCCTTCTCTGCCGCCAGATTCTCCTCGCGGATGATCGCGATGACCTTGTAGAAGTTCATGCAGTTCATGATGTGGTAGATCAGGAACTTCCCGGCCTCCTGAACGACACCCTTCTTCTGGTGCTCCTCGGCGATCATCGTATGCACCTCGCATCTGCGGTTGCGCTCGTCCTTGTTGTGGAGGAGCGCGATCCCGAAGACCTCGGTCGGGGTCGCCGGGTTCACGATCGCGTAGCACTCCTTCAGCGCCATGCAGTCGTGGATGGAGAAAAGCGGCAGATTGTCAAAGAGCATCCCGTACTTACCGCTGTGATACCACCTGTAGAGCAGAGGCGCGTGAAGCTGCGGCTCGTACGGTATTATTTTCACTTTGTCATTTGACAGGCGCATTATTAGCCCCCTACGGTTGGAATGTTCCACGTGAAACAATTTTGCTACCCGAGAATCTTTTTGACGTAGTTCCTCGTCTCCGAAATCCGCATCCAAGCGTCGTTCTTCAACCTGCCGGGGCCCGCGTTGTACGCGGCGAGGGCTCGACGGACGTCGCCGCCAGTCAGGCCCATGAGCTTCGACAAGTACTTCGCCCCGCTAAATATCTGGTCCCTCGGGGTAGCCACCGACAGACCCTCGGATCTCGCGGTCGCTGGCATGATCTGCGTCAGTCCGTAGGCGCCGACGGGCGATCTGGCGTTCGGGTTCCCGCCGGACTCCGCGTTGATGAGGTTCGCGAGCACCGACGGGCTGACCCCGTACCTCTGGGCCGCATCTCGGATGTCCGAGCCCCATCGCGCCATCACGCTCTGGTTCCCCTTCACGGGGTGCCCGAGCGCGGCGGAGCCGTGCTGAAGGTTCATGATGTGGCCCCGCAGGTCGGAGAGCGCGTTGCGAAGGTTCGCGACCCACTTCTGAGCAGCCGCCGGGAGCTTGATTGTCGGGTCCATTGCCATGTCGTCACCAGATGAAGAGGTTCGTGCCGTCAGAGTAGAGCCGGAGCTCGCCGTAGTCCTCGGCGATGTCGACGCTCGCGTGCCCGTCGATCGTCTCCGCGCCCTCGCCCTGCACCGTGATCGGGAAAGTTCCCGCCCTTCCGAACTCGTCCTTCACGAAGACGACGAACGTCCCGGCCGCGATGAGCGCGGACGGAATCTTGATCGTCCTCGCCGCGGAGGTGTCGGTCACCCCGATGATGAACTCCTTGACTCCCGTGGTGTTGCTCGCCGCGTACGCCCCTCGAAGGAAGGCCACCCCGCCCTCGAACTCGTGCTTCCCGGTCCACGTATAGTCGTCCGCGAGGTCCACGTTCGCCGCGTCGATGTTCCCGTTCTGGAGCGTGTAGAGCCGCGAGATGCGGAGGTTGACCTCCGTGGCGTTCGCGACCGTCCCGTTCGTGAAGGTGTAGGGGTCTGTCTGGACCGCCCCGGCTGAAATCATGCCTGCTGAAATCATGGCTGCCTCACTCTATCGTGTAAAGGTTTGAGCCGTCCGACCTCAGCCGCAGGGCCCCGTAGTTCGCCGCGATCGTCGCAGTCGCCACACCGTCGATCGTCTCCGCGCCCTCGGTGGCGACGGTGATGTTGTTCGCCAGCGCACCGCCGGACTCGTCCGAGACCGTGATCTCGTTGTCAACCTTCGCGATGAACGCGCTCGCGATCGTCACCGTCCTCGGGGCCGCCGTGTCCGTCACCGCGACATTGAAGTCGTCGGCCGTCGTCTGATAGCTGATCCCGGTCCTCCGGACGACCTTCCGCTTCTCGTACTCGGAGAGCAGCCGGTAGGCGTCCGTCAGCCAGAGCGTGAGCCGCTGGGAGTAGTCCAGCATCTCCGGCATCCCGTTCGGCTGTATCGGCGGCCTCGGTAGCATATCACTCCACGTACTCGGGCTGCTGCCCGAGGTTCGTCGCGCCCATGATGACGTCCTCGATCCGCATCGCCTCTGCCGGGGTCGAGTGCGCGAGCTGCAGGAGGAAGTACCTCCCGGAGACCGCGTCCTCCCCGAACGAAGGCGTCAGCTCGACGCGCGTGTATTTCGTCTCCGGCTCGCTCCAGAGTCCGGTGCCCCAGACCATCGCACCCCAGAGGGACCCCCCGGTCGGGATGACCGCCACCCCGGCTGCGCTGTTGCCGCTCGTCGTCACCGTGACCGACAGGTGCGTCTCGGAGCTCTGCGTCGTCACGACCGCGAGCTCGGTCAGGAGCTTCACGGACGACGGGTCGCCCATGTCGAGCTTCCCGGACTGCCACTTCGCGTCGATCGTCAGCGACCCCTCGTCGTCGAGGCCGTAGTCCTGCCGGAAGACGTTCCCGTCGTAGTCGGCCGTCACGAGAATCTGCTGCGCCGTCGCCGTCTCGAATATCGCCATGCAGTTCGCGTCGATCCCGAGGTGGTAGAGGTTCGTCGAGAGCGGCTGCCCGTCGTCCGAGGTGTAGGTGTCGTTGAAGTAGTCGTAGGCCATGATCTGGTCGTGCGCCGTCCCGGCCCCGTAGGTCATCGTGAGCCAGTACTGCTTCAGCGGCCGGTAGTTCGCGCTCCCGCACTTCGACAGGCGGGTCTTGTTCATCTTGTCGTAGAGCGGCTTCGCCGGGTCCCCGAGCGGGATGAGGTTCTTCGACCCGTTGAACCCCTTGAGCTGCCCCTCCTTCGACAGGAAGACGAGGATGTTCCCGTACCTGCGGCTCTCCACCTCCTGAATCGAGTACCCGCTGGCGCACCCGTCCCCGGAGACGATGAGCTGCGACGAGTAGTCGGCGTAGGAGGAGCCGGAGATCATGAATATCGAGGACGGCTTCATCACGATGATCCGGTCGGCGTAGCGCGCGACCCCGGTGATGTCCTCCCCGTCCCCGCGGAACCGCTGCAAGTCCCAGGCGACGTCCCACGTCTCGCAGTCGAAATAGTCGCTGATGTAGATGATGTCGTCGACCGCGACCCAGAGGCGGTTCATGTGGACGACAGGGAACCTGAAGTCGCCGGGGGTCGCGGCGAGCGCAGCGGCGTTGGCCGCACCTCCGAGCCATTTGAACGGGGTGTCCTGCTCCGGGCAGATGATGAAGCACTCGTTGCCGCCGTTGTCGAAGAACGTCGCGAAGGAGACGAGGTTGTCCGCGTCGTCCGTGACCGTCACCGCGCCCGTGAGGTCGGTCCACGAGTTCGTCAGCTTCTTGAAGGCGTCCCCGCCGACCCCGACCTGATACCGGGTGCCGCCGATGATCCCGCTGTAGAGCCCGGCGATCGTCTTCGCCGTGGCGTCCGTCTTGTCCTTGAAGAGGTTCGTCGAGATCGACGCCGACCCGCCGCGCTGCATGAGCGCGTCGTTCGTGATGTTCACGTTCTGCAGGGCGGACGCCTCCATCTGCCCGATCGAGGTGTCGGACTTCATGAGGTTCAGCCCCAGAAACTTCGGGAGCCGCAGGTTCGCGCTGTTGATCTCCTGTCCCATCTAGGTGTCGTCCCTCGGGTACATCCCCGGAAGCTGCGCCAGCGGCAGCTGGTTCGGGCGGAAAGAGTTCATCGCGAACACCCCGGTCGGCTGGTAGTCGTCCGCGATCATGTCGTTGACCCTCGCGGCGAACTCCATCGCCACGGCCTGCGTCATCGTCGGGTTGTTCAGGTGCTTGAAGCACTGCCATTTCGCGTAGAGCTCCGGGACGTCGTGGTACTGCTCCGGTATAAGCGAGATGTCGTGGTCGTCCGAGAGCGTCGGGAGCTTCATCGTGAAGTCGTAGCAGAGCGAGTCGACCGCGTCCGGGATGTTGAAGAGCGCGATGATCGGGTGCTGAACCGACCGGTCCCTCGGGGCGATCTTGACGAGGACCGTCGCGCCCGCGGAGACCGAGATCGTCCCGATGCTCGTCGTCGCCTTCGAGAGCGAGAGGACCTTCGAGACGGAGGTCGAGGTCGATACGACGGTCAGGCCGTTCGTCGTGACCTCCTCCGTGAAGAGGATGCCCGCGGAGTCGAGCCCCTGAACCGTCACGATGACGGCCGTGTCGGACGCCGACGTGGAGACGAGGTCGAGCACGGACGCGGTCGTCGGCTGCGTCAGGACGGGCGAGAATCCGACGAGCCGGTAGAGGTACGGGCTCCCCGTGGACGGGCCCGGCTCGTACCTGCGGAACTCCATCTCGGTCATGCCGCTGATGAACGTCTGGTCGGTCGGGTTGTAGATGATGATGAGCTTCGAGGTGTCGACGAGCGGGGAGAGCGCGTAGAACTCCTGCGACGCGACGGTCGCGAGGGTCCACTTGTACTGCCGGAGCCAGGAGAACCGATGCTTCGACGCGACGACCTTCTGCCCGCGGTCGAGCCACCGGCGGATGATCCCGTCGATGTTCGTGACGGGGTGGCACTCGGCCTTCACGTTCTTCACCATCTCGGCGACGTTCATGCTTCCCCCTTACAGCTGCTCCACCTTGTGCGCCTTCCCGACGTGCGTCTGCATCCCGCGCTCCGTCTTGCACTCGAACCCGCAGACGTTGCACTTGAACCCCGTGGGGCTCTCCTCCGGCGGGGGCGGCGCGACGACCGGCTCCTCCGGCTGCTCGTCCGCGTCGTGGTAGAAGTCCCTCCGGTCCTTCGGAGGGCGGTCGAGGTTCTCCCGCGTGAAGTCCGGAATCTTGTTGCCGTTCTTGTACGACATGGCGACCTCCCGTTAATAGGGTTGAAAAGCGGGGCGACCGAAGTCGCCCTGCCCTTTAACCCGACTATGCCGAGATCATCGGCGAACCCGCGACACCCGTCTGGATGTGGCAGAGGTTCGTCCTGCCGACCTGATCCGTCGTGATCGACGTGCAGGGCAGCGAACCGACGAGGATGGACCGGCTGGACGTCGAGCTGACCGTCGCCAGACCACCGGAGCCCGTGATGATTCCCTTCGGCCCCGTCACGACCGTGCCAGCTGCCACGAAGTTCGCGAAGGGGTTCCAGCCGTAGAACTGCACCCAGCCGTAGTAGTAGATGGTCTGCGTCGCCATCGCCACGCCGCGGCAGAGCAGCGACTCGTCGCCCGCGCCAGCCGCAGAGACGCGGTGGGGCAGGATGACCTCGAAGTCGTCGCCCGAGGAGGGTGCAACGCTCCAAGCGTCGTCCGGGTTGAGATACAGCACCCCGGTCGTGTTGGAGATGATGCGCGCCGTCTCGCCTTCGGGCGCGGCACCGGCAGCGCCGGTGTCGTCCTTGCAGCGGACGAGGCAGTCCTTCAGGATGTCTGCCGTGAAGGTTCCGGCGAGGACGACCGTCGTGGTCGAAGTGCCGGTCGCGTTTGCCACCGCGATGTTCGCAATCTGCGTGTTCCACGAGCCCTTCACTGCGGCGTCGTGGAAGCGCACGTACTCGAAGCCCCTGAGTCCCCAGATCGGGTGAACGTCCCACCGAGCCGAGCCGAGGATTTCCTGCGCGACTGCGTCGGAGGCATCGAGGTCAGTCGCCCAAGCCAGACGGCCGTTGCCGTTCGCGGCGAGGGATGCTGCTGATGCGATAGTCATGACTGTCCTCCTTGATGATGAAAGCCCAGCGCACCATTGCGCTCAGGGCGAAATGCCCTCCGGCGCCTAGACCGTCACGCCGTCCAGCACCCAGCACGACTCGGCCCGGTTCGTGGTCAGCTGCGCGTACAGACGCAGCTTCGCGACGAGGATGTCCTGGTTCGCGGGCTCGATGAAGTTGCCCATCTTGAAGTTGTAGTCCGTGTGGATGTACAGCTTCAGGTACTTCGTGTTCAGGCCGTAGATTTTCCCGGCCGGGCAGTTGGCGTCAAAGATGAAGTCGATGCCCTGAAACTTGAGCGCCTGAAAGCCGAGGTCCGCGAGCTTCGGGTTGAGGAACTGCGCCTTCCCGTCCGCGATGGCTTCCATGTAGCCGAAGTTCGTGCTGTCCGTGACGATGATGTCGGTCCGGTCGTTGCCCCTTGCGCAGGTGCGGACGGCCTTCGACATCTTCGACAGGAGGTACGTCCCGTACGCGCCGACGCTCGTGTCGGCGTAGTTCCGCCAGAACGAGTTGGCGACGCGGCTGATCCCGCCGAGCGTCCCGAGGGACGGAGCGACGTCGACGATCGCCTGCAGCCCGAGCATGTCCTTGCCCGCGTTGCCGGTGCCGTCTCCCATCATCATCTTGCTGACCTTGTCCTCCATCGACACGATCGCCTGTTCCTTCAGGCCGTCGAGGAGGGAGATCTGCTTCGCTTTTCCTGCGTTCCGGGCTTCCTCGATCCCCTCGATGATGACGGGCACGACGGTCTGCTTCCAGTTGAACTCGGCCGCAGAGATGTCGTTGGACTTCGTGATGTTGATCGGGTCGGAGCCGGAGTACGACTGGGCGTTGCTGAAAGACGCGAGCAGCGGGCGAACGATGGAATCCCCACCGTCCGTCACGATCGCACCCTTGTCCCGCATGAGGCGGAGCAAGGGGATGTGCGAGCTCACGTTGTCAGCAATCGTCTTTTCCAGATTCTTGAAAGTCGTTGACGCAATCTGGTCGAATGACGGATTGGCTGGCATAACTCACTCTCCTTATCTGCCGGAGAGCTGCGAAACAGCCATGTTGTAGGCCTCTTCTGTGGTCTGCGCGTGGCCGACGCCCGTTCCCCTCGGCGCGGGCTGTCCGCCCGGTGCCGGGGTTGCGCCTTCCTTCTCCTTCATCTCGGCGTACACCTTGTCCTTGACCGACTGCTCGATCGCGGACGGGTCGACCGGGTTCAGCGCGTTCCATGCTTGATCGAGCGACAGGCCCTTGCATCTCAGGTCCATCACCGTGTTTCCGCGCTGTCCGGTGGCCGGGTCGGTGTAGTCGAACTTGCTCCACGCCTCGCCGTGCTTCTGTCGGCCCACTTCTTCCTGCCTCGCATACTCTGTGGCAAACAGTTGCTGGTAGACACCTTGGGCGACCTGACTCTGCTGGGCGCGGATGGCTGCTGCACCTTCGGCACCGAACTGGTCGACGAGCGGGTCGGACGTCGGCTGGGGAGGGGCGTACTGCGGCGAGTACTGCTGCTGCATCATCGCTCGCTGCGCTGCGATCGCTGCCTTCTCGGCCGCGACTGCCGCCTTCTCCGACTCGACTGCCTTCCGCTCCTCTCCGAGCTTCTGGTACTTCTGGGTGAAATCGGCCTGAAACGCTGCAGGGTCATTCGGTACGCCCGACTGTGCTGCTGGCGACGCCGCTTGTCCTTGCGCGCTTGTCCCTGACTCCGGGGTCGCCGGAGCGGCGGGGGCCGCTTGGGGCTGCTCTGCCATAACTCCTCCTTCGTCCTATTGGACGGGTGGGGCCATCGCCGGACCACCCGGCGGTAGAGGCCCCGCTTGCGGTTGACCTACGGGCCCTTCTCCTCCCGGCATGGGCGGTAATGGCATCATGCCGTTGAAGCTCGCCCCGTTGCCCGGCGGCATCCCGCCCGGCTGAGGCATCCCTTGAGGAGCGGGCGGGGCGGTAACGGCCTTCGCCTGCTCCATCGCCTTCTTCTGCGCCTCGAACAGCTCGTGCCCGAGGATGTGGATGACGTTCTCGGTCGAGTTGTTCGACTCTCGCCTGTGGACTTCGAGGTGGTAGGGATGGTCCTCGCTGATCTTCGGCGCGATGTAGACGCCGTTGTTCAGAAGGCGGCTCTCCTCCATCGGGTTGTCCTTGCGGAGCAGGAGGTTGTCGTTCTCGACGCCGAAAACTTCGGCGGCCTCCGTAAGGAGCTCCTCGTGGTCGACCCCGGCCATGAGCTGCGCCGTCGCGACGAACCCCGCGAACCCCTGAAAGCGCGCCATCCGGCTCTGGTCGTTGTCCGCCATCGTGGACCCGGCCTTGATCGACGCCTTCAGCTTCTTCGAGATGTTCTTCTTCGTCATCTTGACGAACGGATGCTTCTCGTTCCCCTGAAGCATGTCGCCCATCGTGTTCTGCTCGCTGAGGAACGCCGACGAGCTCATCGCGGAGAGCGAGATCATCCGGGTCGAGGTGTAGTTCTTCTGCATGAGCGCGATCCACTTGTTCGCTATCGACGCCATGCACTCCTCCAGCCGCTCCATGTTCTCGGAGACCTGCTGCGAGGCGGCCATCTCGACGGCCTTGACCTCGGTCGCCGTCTTGTCGGTGCCCGGCATCTGCCGGAGCGCCTGCTTCGAGATGATCTGGATGTCCTGACGGCAGGCGTTCTCCGCCTGATAGATCGAGGCGTCGAGCTGGGCGTGCTGCAGAGCGACGACCGCCTGATCCGGCTTCAGCGTCACGATGACCGCGTCGTCCGAGCTCTTGATCTGGGCGATCTGCTCCTCGGTGAGCTTCGTCTGCGCGGTGACGATGTACTTCGAGTTCCCCTTCTTCGCGTGGGCGACCTCCATCGTGCGGTAGGTCGCCAATTCCATCAGCTGGTCGCGCCAGAACTCGTAGTCGCCCAGAGGGTCGGACCGCTCCGGGATGTCGTTGTAGGTGAGGAAGTCGTACATCGTGTCGTAGGGGTACCGTTTCTTGTCCGGGCCCTGCACGAAGCCGGCGATCCCGTCCACGATGTAGGAGACGGTCCCCTTCCGGCGGTCCTCGATCTCGTAGAACGTCCCGTACTCGAAGTCCTCCTTGACGTCCGCCGCGTACTTCTCGGTCCCCGGCTCCGCCGCGGTCACGGTGATCTGGTCCTTCTTGACCTCGAACCGGTCCGCGATGTCCTCGCGCTTCGCCCGGCACTCCTGCACGATCCACGGGCTGGCCTCCCAGCAGGGCGAGGTCGAGTCCTTGAGCAGGTACTTCAGCGGGACGCGGTCGGTGCGAACTTCGTCGTTCTGGACCCTGTCGTCCCATTCGTCCTTGATGAAGTCCTTCTTGAAGTTGAAGTAGGTCTTGAACGCGCAGACGCCGTCGAACTTCGCCGACTTGATGGCGGCCCGGCAGACCTTCTTCATCTTCAGGTCGCCCCACTTCTTGTTGACGATCAGCTCCGCCGCGCGCGCGTCCGCCTCGGCGCCCGGCTCGTCCGGCTCCACGAAAATCTTCGGGTTCTTCGAGTAGTACTCGGAGACCGACTGCTTCATGTCGACATAGACGAGGTTGACGGCGACGGTGTCGTGGTATCCCTGCGGGAAAATCTTGCCTTCGTAGTGGTCGCGCGACCGCTCGCCGCTTTCCAGCCGCGACTTGCGGGCCTCCTTCGCCAGCGAGATGCGCGCCTTCCAACGCTCAAAGGCCGTCATGGCATCCTCGGCGGGATTCTTGACGGCCTTCTCTGCCTGTTCGTCGGTTTTTACCTTCTCGATCGCCTTGGGCATGTCCCCCTCACTTCGTATGCCCCACGAACTTCAGCGACTTGAAACCATCGGCGTGGGCGATGAGCTCCGGCTTTCCCGTCTCCCGCGCGCAAGCGATTTCCGACTCGGCAAGGTGATCGCGCAGGAGGTCTAAGTCGAAGTCGGGCAGAGCGTAGCACTTGTCGCACATTCCCACAACCGTTTTGTTTCCGTCGGCGCGGACCAAGTACAGCTGCGTCCTCGCGCCGAACGACGGGGGCCGGACGTCCCGCGGAGCCCCGCAGTTCACGCACCCGCCCTTGCACATCGGAATTTTGTCCGCCATTTTGTCCCCCTTTTTGTCAACCTTGTCGCGAGCTTTGGAAACTTCGCGCCGGAAAAATGTCCGCTACTGCATCCCGAGCCGGTGCCCGTGCTTCGCCCTCTCACGATCCGCCTGCTTCTCCGCCGCTTCGAGGTCGGTCATCGGACGGGAGTCCAGCGTGTCGAGCAGCGGCGGGCGGCTCATGAGGAACAGGCGGCAGGATTCGAGCCCGTGGTCCACGCTGTCCGCCGAGATGTCCTCGATCTTGTGCTTGTCGTGCACCGCTGTCGTGATCTCGTCAATCAAGTTCGGGCAGTCGGTCGAGATGTGCCACCAGCTCGACTGCTCCCCGAGATAGTCCCTGAGCCGCAGGTAGTCGCGCATCCGGGACCAGCCGGGGACGCGCGCGCTGTCTCCCATGAGCAGGGGCATCCCCTCCTCGGCCCAGACGTCGCACCGCTTCATCGAGACGGTCCGGCCGAACTTGCGGGAATGATGGGCGATCTCCATCGGGAAGGACTGGGGGTCGCCGACCGCGTACTCGACGACCTCGGCGTGCTTCTCGGTGATCTCCCGGACCTCGCGGGCCGCCTCGACGTCGAGGACCCGGCTCCGATACCACTCCCGGTAGGTGTAGACGTGCCGGTCCGGGCCGACCGCGTGCCAGTAGACCGCCATGGGCGAGGCGTATCCCCAGTCGACGCTCACGAACCGCGGCCATGACGCGCCGATCCGAACGGACGCAGGGTCGTAGGTGTGCCGCGCGCGGTTGAACTCCTCGAAGAACATGCCCTCGAAGACGTCCCACTCGCCGTGCAGGTACGCTGCGAGCAGCGCCGGGTTGTGCCCGAAGGCCTGCTTCAGCGTCTCCTCGTAGTTCGGCGGCAGGTGGGGGTTGTCGGACGGAAGCGCCTTGACGAACGTCGTCCCGGGCGCGGGCAACCTGATGTATTTGTTCTTGATCCAGCAATGCCGAGGGTTCGCGGTGTAGAGGATTTTGTACGGAGGAACGACCTTATTGACCACGAGCCGGAGCGATCCTTCGAGGACGGCGATGTCCTCCTGATCCGTCTCCTCGGCCTGATCGACCGCGATGAAGGCCAGCTCCGCGCTGTTGAATTTGTTGACGTTCTCCTGATCGTCCAACCCGCCGTAGAATATCTTCGCGGCGCCGTCGATGACGATCTCCTTCTCGCCCGGGCGCACGGTGTAGAGCGAGTGCGGGATGACCTTCTTCCATGTCTCGAAGGTGGTCTTGTTGAAGTCGACCGCGCGCTTCCTGCCGACGAACCCGACCGGGACGGGGAACTCCGACGGCTGCAGCCCGAAGGCCTCGATGAGCCACTTCGTCCACCAGTAGGCCCAGACGCAGAGGAGGAAGGACTTGCCCCCGCCCTTGGCCCCGCCATAGGCGAGGTTCGCGTTATCCGGCGAAGTCAGGACCCGGAAGGCCTGCGACTGGCGGGGGGTGAGCTCGAAGGTGAGTTGATCCGTGGACTCCGTAAATGCCCCCAGACGATTCGGGCGGCCTAGCCCCCGCCCGGAGGGTAGATCGCCCAGCGTAGGCCATGCGGCGGCCTAACCTGACGCCTTCCCCCCGCCGTTGCCATTGCCCTTTCCGTTGCCCTTCCCGTTCGCCTTGTCGGTGAGCACGATCTGGACCTTGAGCGCCCCACCTCCGGGGCCGCCGTGCTCAAGCGGGAGCGGGACCTTGCCGTCCATCCGGTCCCAGAGCTGGTTCAAGGCCGAGGGGTTACCCTTCGCCGCCTGCCGCACGATCGCGCTCGCGAGTATCTGGGCGTAGGTTTTCGGCGATCCGTCCGGGTTCTTGAGCAGCTTCCCCTGATGCTCGGCCTGCGCTTCCAGCTCCGCCTTGACGAGCTCGGTCAGGCAGAACGCCTTCGTCGGTCGGCCCTTCGGGTTGCCGGATTGACCCGGCTTCCAGCGATGCTCGATCGGCGGGACGCCACCGCGCCCGCCACGACCCGTCTTTTTGCCCTGATTTTTAGGGACTTCCGCCACTTATCCCCCGCTTTTCATGGACCTGATGCTCTTCGCGCAGAGTCCGCAGCAGTCGAACCCTTCCCCCTCCGACTTCTTCGCTGCTTCCTCCAGCACTTCATCTCGGAGGACGATGGGGCACTTCGCCTTCCCGCATTGATGCAGGGTGTGGCCGTGGACGTCCCGCTCGACGAGCATGTGCTTGCAGGTGTCGCAGTCCATATCACCCCTGAGTGAACGGGTTCCCCGGCAGATTGATGCCCCCGCCGATGCTTCTCAAGCCGAGGCGTTCTCGCTTCGACTGCTCGTGCCCTTGGATCATCTGGCCGATGAGCGAGATGAGGACGTTCTGGCCGGTGACGCCGTAGGTGACCTGACCGTTCGCCTCGTTGAACTCCTTGCGGAGGCCGAGGACGAAGGCGAGCTCGTTGGCGCTCCACTCGGTCTTGCTGATCTTGATCTGCCCCGCGGGCGGCTCGGTCGCCGCGCCGATGCCCTCGGGCTCCTTCTCCGGGTCCTTCGTCTCCTGCGGCAGAATCTTCTCCACGGGTTGCCTCCTCCGGTTGGTTGCGTGCCCGCCCAGCCGGAGCCGGGCGGTCCATTTCAGATGCTCTCCCGTTCGATGTCGGTGTGCCGGGGCATCTGGTGTCGGGCTCACTTCTTCCGCGCGGACTTCCTCGCCTTCGAGTAGGCCGCGGCGGTCGCCATCTCCTGCCGCTTCTTCTGGCTCTTGAGCTTCCCGAACGTCGGGGACACCATCATCTCCTCGATGTTCTTCGAGATCGTCTTCTTCGACTTGCCTTTTTTGAGCGGCATGACTTCCTCCGTTTTCGTGAAACGTGCCTGCACGTTATCACGAACCCTTGACTTCTGCAACGTCTTGAGCGCCGAGGTCGGATGTGCGCCGCCCTCCCCCAGCTGGTAAGCTGGGTGCATCGCTGCCTATGCTTTCGGCGCTGATAGGTTTCCCCTTGTACATCCGGGCACCGCACTTCTCGATCTCTGAAAATGGAACGACCGGGACGGCAAGGTTCTCGCGGGCTTTTGGGTCGAGGAAGTAGATGTATCGAAGCTGAAACCCCGGCAGGGGATGAGCCCCGGCTTCCTTCAGGTGCTTCATGGAAGCGGCACCGGTCTTGAGAATGTTCTTGCCTTTTGCCGCAGCAACTTTGTTGATCCGGCGGTTCACTCCTGCGCCGATGCGATAGGAGATGTCGGTAAAAACTTCATCGCCAAGCTCCCAGATGGTCGTGTTCTTCTTGATTCCGGTGAGCACGAACCCGCTCGCCCGATAGATCGTCCCGTCACCGCATTGCGTACCATCCGCGAAGCTCACCACCCACTTCATCCACGGATAGGTCTTTTTTATCCACCGCATCGCGAAGCTGATCGCCCTGCTCTCCGAGTTTCTCGGAAGCCAGTCGGAAAAGGCCAGCCGGTTGAGCTCAAGGAACTCGTTCCAGAGAGTCCCCTTCACCAGCCCGAGCATCTTGCGCTTGTCGAGCGAAGGCCCGAACTGCATCGCTCCGCCGAGGCGATCGTTCAGGAAAACCCCGAGATGAAGCTGGGAGTTCATCACGACCTTGCGAGAGTAATGCACCGCCCGGATGACCTTGTTGGCATCCGCTGCCGAGATCGGCTTGACGATGATGTTCTTCGCATCACCCATTGACGAACCTCTGCGCGATGAAGGCGAGCGCGTTCCCGTTGCTGTTCTCGTTGATCGGGTTCTCCCCGGCCCCGGACTCCTTCGCCTTGTCGATGGCAGCGTTGATCTCTTCAACCTGCTCATCGTGCAAGGTGAACGTCATCTGCTGAAAGTGCTCGCGATCGCCTTGAGAGAGAGCAGGGGGTTCCACCTCTTCCGCGCTCAATCCGAAAATGTCCGGCAGGTCAATGGCCGGGAGCAGGTCCTTGAGATCGAGACCGGCCTCCATGAAGAAGTCCGCCAGCCCCGACTCGTCGATGCGCCCGTACCGAGAAGCCGCGAGCAGGACCTTCGCCTTCGCTTCCTTGCGATCTTTCGCGTCGATGAACACGACAGGCATCTCGTCGGCCGGAAGATGCCATCCCTTATCTGCGAGCTGTTTCAGAACGAAAACGCGCTGGTGGGAGTCGATGATGTAGTTCTTCCCCTCGTTCCGCCAGATGAAGCCGGGGAACGTGAGCCCGTACTTCAATATCGAGCTTTCGATCTTCTGCGCCTCCTCCTTGCGGAGGGTTTTAAGATCGCCCTGAAAGTGAATGAGGTCAAAAATACTGACCTTGTCCTTGGTCTCGCAGGTCACTCGGATTTCTTTTTCACCCGGCATTGTTCCCCCTTTGCATCACAGTCGCCATCAGCTTGAGGTCGACGGCGCTGAACTTCGTGACCGACCGCGCCCGGATTTCGAGCCGGTCGTACTCCTCCTGCCCCAGCCGCGCGACCATGAAGTCGCGGTACTCGCCCTGCTTATCGCCTTCCCATCTTCGGTGGCAGCCGTAGCACAACGCCGCGCAGTTCTTTTCGTCCCACCGGGTTCCCATCAGGCCCCGCTTCCAGAAGTGCGAGTTGTGGATGCCGCGCGATTTTGCCGGATAGACCCCACCGCACCGCTGGCACGTGTGGCTGTCCCTCGATTTGATCTGCTCGGAGAAGAGGGAGTCGAGTTTTTTGATCCACCTGCTTCGGTCGCTCATCAGGCCCCCTAGAAGTCGTGAGCTTTTTCTCCGGCGTCGTGTTCTGCCTGAACCATTGGTAGAGGTTCATCCACGGCCTCCTTGAGTTTCAATCCCCGGACGAGCTCGATGAACCTGAGACACGCCGAGAACGTAGCGAACATCCCGGCTTTATCCTCCGCGAGAAACGCGACGGCGTTAATCGCGACCTGCTGCCCCAGATTGTAAGCGGTCACGCTGTCCATCGCGCTCAAGTTCAGTTTTTCCATCGTTCCCCCTGATATACTTGAGATACCCGTCGAGGTGCGGCTTGAACCAGTCGCTAATTTCGTAGAACGCGAAGAACATCTGGTCGAGCTTCACCTTCGCCTGAATGTGTAGGTGGCACCGCTGGCAGAGCGCCGCGAGGTTCCATCCCTCACAGTTCGACTTGTCGCCGTCGAGATGATGCACGGTGAGGACGTGCCCGCTCGGAAGGTGGTCGGGATGACTACATCGCTCGCACTTGCGCCCGGCCTTCACCTTAACCGCCTCGGCGATGGACTTCCAGTTGTCGGGATAGCACGTCACCGGTTCCTCCTGCGCGACTCCTTCGCCGCCTTCCCCCTGCGCCTAGCCGCGCGCTTCTTCTGCTTGCGGATTTTGTTCATCGCGCCCCCCGGAGGTCGATGCCTCGATGCCAGACCTTGTCGATGCGATGCTTGAACCATACTACAACCGAGCCGTCGTCGATGAGCGGCTCCGGGGGAGGACGGAGGTCCTGCGGCTTGGTTTCAAGTTATGGGTCTGGGTCGGCGGTCGCTGGCGGTGTCGAACCGTGTGCCGCCTTTCTCCGGGGCCGCTCTACCTGAGAGCGTGACACGCCGCCTCCCCAGCACCGCTCTCAGATTTTCTTGTACCTGAACGGGGAATGAACCGTCCGCATGTCCCATCCCTCCACATCCTCCCACGGAACGATCCACCGCTCGTAGGAGTGCGACTTCTGGTCGACCTTCACGAAGGCGTAGACGTCCGCCTTCAGGTCCCGGTGCGACTTCTCGTTCACCCGAAGCTCGTCCCCCGTGACCTGCTTGATGTCGTACCGCTGATAGTCGATGATGAAGTCCGGGCCCTTGACGAACCCGTCCTCGAAGATGTTGTTCGCCACGAATTTGTGCCCGCTCTTCGAGAGCGCGTCAAGGACGATGAGCTCGCAGAGCGCCCCGCCGACGTTGACCTTGTCGCCGTCCGCCCGCACCGTGCCGGTCGCGACGTTCGACTGGCGGTTGTTCGCGTTCCGCCTCGTCCCGAGGACCGCCGCGAGTTCTTCGAGCACCGGAGGGTAGGGCTTCATTCGTCCCCCATCGTCATCATAATCGGCTTTTCGCAGGCGGAGCAGCGATAGATCACCGCGCCGTCAGCGTCCCTGTGCTGGTAGAACGAGGCCCCGCAGCACATCGTCTTGACCTCGGATAACGCCTCGGACGTTTCTTCATCGCGTGGTTTTTCTATTATCACGAATGGCATTTTCCTTACCCTTATTCCTTGCAATTAGTTTATCCAGACGTCCGTCGATTTCCATATGGCATCTGCGGCAGAGCCATCTCCAGTCCTCAAGGTTCCTACGATAAGTGTGACCGATATTCGCCATATCCATAGGCGCGGCCTTCTGACATTTTTCACAATTCTCCGGTTTCGTCTTTCTGGAACGGACCCATAAATGGAGCGCATCCAATCCGACATTGTCCCCCTTCCACATCACGTTCCCTTCGCACAATTTCTTTCGGCGAACCTCCTCCGGCATCTTCTGACCCTTGAGCATCGTTCCTCCTACAAAGAGCGCCACAACCATGACAAATTTTACAATCTACCACCATCGCTCCACAATTTTTGCATCTGAGAACCATCGCTCCCCCGAGCTTCAGAACGGTATCGAATCATCGAAGTCCATCTCACCCTGCGAAACGACCGGCATCTTGTGGTCGTTCGGTTTCCAGCCGCCTGCCTCAAGCGCGAGCGCCTTCTCCCGCATCTCCTTCGGCGCGCTGTTCCAGATTCTCCCGTCCCGCTTCCAATAGAGCAGGCCCTTGACCTGCGCCAAGTCGTTGACGTCCCATCTCATTGATCGCCTCCCTCTCGGAAAGACCCTCGTAGATGTCCACGAACCGCCGCTCGTGCCAGTCCTTGTCGGCCGTCAGGGCTTGCCCGTACCCACCGCCCGCGAGGCGGAACGCGCGCTGCGCGCGCTGCGAAGATGTCAGCTTGATGAAGTCCGGGTCCGAGTCCGGGCGCCCCTCCCAGAACAGGTTGAAGACGATCTTCGCCTCGTTCCTCGGGCTGCAATGCCCCCGGAGCTTGCTCTTGATCTCGAAAAGCCCCGGCGGGAACGCCGATGGGCTCTGCTGCTGGACCGCTCGCACCGCGGCGATCGCATCCGCCGCCGGGACGTCCGGAAGCTCCGAGGCCCAGACCATCGTCGTCGCCTTGTCCGGCCGCCATTGCGGGAACACCCCGAGCATCCACGCCACCAGCTTGTTCGTCTCCTGAATTTTCACGCCCGCCTCCCTTTGAGATCGTCCTCGCTCAAAAGCGCGTTGGTATACCGCTCCTGACCGACGAACCCCTTCTTGCCCTCGACTGGACGCTCGATCTTGTTGAGCCAGTTCACGATGAACCGCCGGGACTTCACCCGCCCCGGCTTCGTCGAGAGCCAAGCGTCCATCTTCCCGAGCTCGCGGTCGATGTCGATTCCCTTGTAAGTTGGGTTGACCTTCAGGCCTTCAAGGAATTGATCGTCCGTGAGAGACGCGCTGCGGCTTTTTGCAGCGCGCTGTACAGCTTTAGATGTTGCTTTACTCTTCTCTGTCTCTGTCTCTGTCTCTGTCTCTGTCTGTGTCAATCGGGGACCGTTTTGTCTACATTCTGTCGACGGACCTTGATTTTCAAGGGCTTTATCCCTCGCTCGATATTCTCGGGCCTTGATCCGCTGATAGTCCCGCCGCTCATCGAGGGACATTTTATTTCTGTATTTCTCGCCATTTATGATGAACCAGCCACCCTCGACCCGCTTGATTCGCCTGCCCTCGTCGGCCGTCGTTCTGGAGTAAGGGTCGGGGGATGAAAGGACTCGCAGGGCTTCCTCGCACTCCGGCATCGAAACGCGCGCGGCATCCGCCAGACCGGGCAGCGACGCCTCGACCATGCTCCAGCGATCCCGCAGCGCGAGCATGGTGATCCACACGATCCGGACGTGGTTCGGCTCGCGCCAGACGGTGGACATGACGATTTCGGAGAAGAGTTTCGTGAAACCCATGATGGAGCCCCCCTTTAACCGCGGACCATAGATGAACCGTAGACATAAGTCGATAAAAAAAGTCCATACCCGTTGATATAGGTTTTACAGGCCCTTCGCGGCGACCCCAGCTTCCTTGACCGCCTTGACGCCGGGCAGCCGGAGCTCCGCCTTGAGCGCGCGCGCCTGCTGGTTCAGGAGCGGCTCGTTCGCGAGGAGGTAGCTCGGGGGGGCCTTCCCCGCGGCCACGGCCTTCACCAGCGCCATGAAGTCCACGACCTCCGCCCTCCATGTCTCCCGGAGCTGAACCCCGGCGGGGCGCGCGACCTCGTCGAGGACCACGACCTCCTGACCCTGCTTCGCGTTCTTCAGGAGCTTCGCCTGCTCCTTCTGGCGCCGGGCCTCCTCCGCGACGAGAAACGCCGAAAGCTGCTTCTTGACGATGTTCTCCGCGTCCTTCAGCGGCTGGAGGTGCTCCTTCTCCATCGCGACGATCGATTTGTGCGCCTTGTTCGAGGCGTCCTTCGGCTCCGCGAACTTATCCACAATCAGGTCCTGAAGCGTCTTAATGCCCCGGAGGAACTGCCCGGCGGCCTCGCTCTCCTCGGCGTTCGTGACGACGATCGCCCGGGCTTGTTCGAGGATGACGCTGGACTGGGTGTCGAGCTCCGCCGTCTCCGGCGGGGTGATGGTGATGAGGTTTTTCACGCTGCCTCCCTGTAGGTTTTGAGCGCCGAGAGGAACGCCGCCATGTCGCGCGGGTCCTCGTAGCGTTCGAGTTTGTACTTCCCGTCCTTCCGAAGCAGGAGCCCGAACCGCTTGAGCCCCGCGAGGGTGAAGAAAGTCGAGTAGGCCGCGGTCTGCGGCCCGCATTGCCCGAGCGATCCCGTCTTGACGTCGATGAGCGCCCAGCATCCGTTGAGCTTCCCGATGAGGTCCGGGGTCCCGGCGAACCCGAGCTTCGAGTTGTACATCGGACGCTCGCACCGAGAGACGTCCGGGCGGAACCCCGTCTCCGCCATGAACTTCTTGAACCCCGCGAAGTAGGGGACTGCGATCTCCGGGAGCGTCGACTCGTCGAGGTCGTCCTCGATCGAGTAGAGCACCGCGAGGTGCACCGCCTGCCCCCGCTCCAGCGGAAGCCGCCCCCGGTAGGGGGACGGCCCCGCCGAGGCGAGGATCGTCGTGACGTTCGGGACGAGCTTCCCGTTCCATCGGTATTCGTGCGCGTCACGGTCGAACGTGAGCATTTTTATACTCCTTTCCAGCTCCTGTCCTTCAAGATTCCACAAATACTCTGCTCGCTTACCATAAACATTTTCGCGAGGTCCCTGTTGCTTTTTGTCGTTTGCATTTTTCGTATATCCTTCACGTCTTGAATTGTTAATTTTGCATTGGCTCCCCTTCGGGTATTTTCAGCAATCGTCACCGGCTCCAGATGTTCCGGGTTCACGCATCGTCTGTTTCTGCAAATATGATCCAACGTCAACCCATCCGGTATTCGTCCCTTAAGTTTTTCATAGACGAAACGGTGCGCCAGCAAATGACCTCTTTGCCCATACCCTCCTCGAAGAATATGTCGCTCCCAGTTCCAGCATCCGGTTGCTTTATCAACAGACCACATCTTCTCCGACAAACGATTCCAATGTCCCCTGATGAACTTAATGGGTTTCCCTTTTTGCCATCCCTTTGTGGTGTCGGTCTGCTTTGCGATTTTCGTTTTTTGCCCGCAACCACATTGACAAAGACCACTAGGAATTTTCATCGCCGGGCTCCCTCGTTGGTTCTTTTTGGTCTTGGACCCAAGTGCAGATATCTGTGTAGTCGTCCTTCGTGATGAGCTTCGTCGAGTCGATGTGGAACGACTCGGCGAGGTGCTTCTTCAGCGTCTCGTTGCTGACGCCCGACTCCTTGCAGAGCGCGAACAGGCGCTTCTGCTGCGGCTCCGAGATCGCGTTCTTCGGGCGCTCGACCGTGGCCCCGAGAGCGTCTGCGGCCGCCTGCGGCATGATCCCCGTCGCTCCGGTGGGCTTCGCAGCCGCCGCCGTCTCGGACGCCCGCTTCGGCATCGGCGTCGAGCCCTTGCCGGACGCGGCGTTGCCGTCGTCGTCCTCGTCCGAGACCACCCCGACCATCGCCGCGAGAGCGTACCGCCTCGCATAGGTGATCGCCGATCCGACGCCCTGCGGGTCGTTCTTGACCGGCTTGAGCGTCAGAGACCCGCGGACCCATTGCCCGGAGGAGTGGACGATCATCGTGTGGATCGTCACCCCTTCCCCGGAGCCCGAGGTCGGCTGCAGGACCGCGAGCTTCTGCTTCGAGAGCGCCGCCCGGCAGGAGTCCCAGACCTGCGAGAGGTCCGCGTAGCTGCTCTTGAAGAACGGATTCTCGCTGTCCTTCTTCGCGGCCTTCATCTCGCCCTGCGCCAGAGCGAGCGCCGCTGCCAGCTCCCCTATATCCGGGCTGAACTCCAGCGTCGGAGGCGCGGGCGGTGCCATGTCGTACTGCGGATTCGGTTCCATGTTGATTTTCCTTTCGACGGCAAGTATGATGTCCGCACCCTGAAGGACTTGCCTCCCTCGTGGGTGGCGGCGGTTCCGAAACGGACCGCCGCTTTTTCTTCGCCTACTCGTAGAACCACCCGACCGGCTTCCCGAGAATCTTCGAGAGCGCGAGCATATACTCGCCGCCGGGCGTGTGCTTCCCGCCCTCCCACATCTTGATGACCTGCCGCGACCCCTTGCCCGCGGTCTTCACCAGCTCGCGGTAGAGGTCCGAGGGGCTCATCCCCTTCGCAATTCTCGCGGCCTTCAGCCGGGCCGCCTTGAACTTCCGCATTTCATCACCTCCTCTCGTCGTCGAAGGCCTTCTGCTGCAGCTTCTCGTCCGCCGCAGCGAAGACCATCTGGTTGTCGTCGGCCTTGACGAGCTCCTCGCCGTTCTTCCAGACGGTGATCTCGTCGATCTCGGCGTCCCACCTCATCTCGCCGCGGTTCCCGTCGGCGTCGGCCCCGTGCTCGTACCGGGTGAGCTTGACGTCCGCCTCTGCGGAGAACTCGTCCTCCCCGTCCTTCCACTCCACGTAGGTGTTCGGCATCAAATTCTCCTTTCTATGTGAGCATTCACTTCGGCTGGAACTCGTACTTCTCACCCGTCCCCGTACCCGTACCCGGACCCGTCCCCGTACCCGGACCCGGACCCGTACCCGGACCCGGACCCGTCCCCGTCCCCGTCCCCGTCCCCGTACCCGGACCCGGACCCGTCCCCGTACCCGGACCCGTACCCGGACCCGGACCCGTCCCCGTCCCCGTCCCCGTACCCGGACCCGGACCCGTGGTGCCGAAGTTTAATCTTCGATGTGCTTTGCATAGGTCGCCTCCGCTGCGGGGGTCGTGGGGATGATCTCGATGACGTTCGTGAGGAAGACCTCGCCGGTCTTGTTCAATCGGCCATCTTTGATTCCATTATTCGCCACGGCAGAGAGCGACAGACCACCGCCACTCCATTTCCAAAGGCGGAGCGCGTTCTCCAATTGCACTTCCATGCCGTTCTCAGGGTTCACCCACACAACGTCACCGATATGCACTCCGGCGGAATACGTACGAAGCAGGCAACGCCGCCCCAGCATCGGATGCACCGACTGCGGCACCTTGCCGCCAATCAAACCCTGCAGCTGCTTCACTTCGCCCAACGTCAAATCGTCTAGTTTTCCCATCTGTTCCTCCTTGCGCTCTCGCGCTCTAGTGAATCCACAACAGCGACCCGAGCAGCGCACCAAGCGCCAGCCCGGCCGCGCACATCCACAGCAGGTTCCTCTCCTCTCTGCGGCGGTCCGCCGCGCTGACGTACAGCTTCGCCGCGTCGAGAACCCGCGGGCCTTCCAGCTCCCTCTGTCCGTTGAACAAGTAGATCGTCATTGCCTCCCCCTTTCGGATGCCACTTGTGTAAAATATCCTTCCACAAAAGAAAAGGAAATTTTACACCCGCCGCAAGACCCGACCCGTCGCCTTTTGAAGGCGCGGCGTTCTAATCGCGGCAGGGCGCTATTAGCCGGAGAAGCCCCCGTAAAGGTCGACAGGGCGCAGCATAGGCGGCTCACTTATTCCCTTGAAAAACCCAAGCGATTCGGCTAGTATGTAGGTGTCTCGAAAGGAGGTGATACCAATGACGAAATTGAGCGAAGCAGCGGCGGTTCTCGGAAGGCGCGGCGGGAAGGCGAAGACCCCGGCAAAGGCAAAGGCCGCTCGGCAGAACGGTAAGCTCGGCGGAAGGCCGCCGAAGGTCGTTTGCGACTGCTGCCATAGGGAGGTGAAGTTCATCACCGCCTACGACGTCTGGACGCTCTGCGACAAGTGCCTGAAGCAGGCGGAGCGGGACGAGTGGGCGCTTCAGCCGCTGGACGCGCCGCCGCATCTGGTGAAATGAAGCTAACCGAAGGGAGGCAGGCCATGAAGAAAATCGCGAAGCTGGAGGAGATGGGGAAGGAACTCGCGAAGCTCCGGGAGCTGAAGAAGGAGATCGCGGCGCAGGAAAAGGCGCGCGCAGAGGAGGTCCACGAGGCGATGGAGAAGGCAGGGCTCTCCGAGTACGACGGGGAGGGGTGCCGCATCCTCCGGGTCGAGACGACGGTTTACTCGATCGAGGCGGAGGCGCTGCAGGACAAGGTCGGCTGGAAGAAGGCGCTCGGCTGCTGCCGCGTGCTGGTGGGAAAAGTCAAGGAGAACTTCGGGGACTCGATCGTCGAGGAGATCGGGGAGCCCGAGACGGTGATGTCGCTCAAGGTCGAGCGGAAGTGAACCCCTCGGAGGGAGGCGATATGAAGACGACGCTCGCAGTTCTGATGGTGATGGCGATTGCAGGGTCCGCGTGGGCGGTCCAGCCCGCCAAGCGCCCGGCGGATCAGGAGCAGAAGGCCGCTCAGGTGGCGGATGTCAAGGTGTTCACCGGGGCGCCGGACTGTCCGAAGTACGAGGTGGTCTCCGCGGTTTCCGGGAGAGGCAGGTCTGCGGAGCAGGCCTTTGCGAAGATGGTCAAGGCGGCCGGGAAGCTCGGGGCCGACGCGGTGGCCAATGTCCAGCAGGGGACGGCGACGATCGGAGTGCCGACGCCCTACGGCTCGACGCTCATGGGCTCCATCCCGGTGGTGAGCGGGATGGCGGTGAAATGCAGGTGATCTTCCCGGCAGGGATGAGAGGGGCGGCTCCGGCCGCCCTTTTTATTTGGGGAGGACCCAGACCGGCTCGGCCTCGATCTTCAGCCGGTCGGCCTTGAGGTTCTCGTCGTTCAGGAGCACCGGCTCGATGGTGACCTCGCACCACCGCTTCCCGGCGGCCGTCTTGCAGTTCTTCACCTCGACGGCGTTGAGCTCAGGGCGCGCCCAGAGCGGGCGCCTTGAGAGGCCATGTGCTGAGCATCCTTGAAGCGTCTGCATCAGGAATATCGCGAGACAGAATCTTGCGAACGCGCTGGTCATGGGACACCTCCAGCTCCTGCTTCACCACCTCGGAGCGGTCGATCTCCTGCTGCTGCTGCGCGACCTCCTCCGCCTGCCGCGACGCCTGCTTGCCGCGCTCGTGAGAGGCGCCCTTCAGGTATCCCGAGGCGAACGCGGCGGCGAAGAGGAGCGCGATCAGGACGTACTTGTTCGACAGCGCCTTCCTGCCGACGTCAATCAACCAGAGGAGAGCTGCCATTTTTGTTCATCCTCTTGAACCCGAACTTCTTGATCTCCCAGAGCGAGTTCGCCACGAGGGAGGACTGCCGGATGAGATAGTTGACCGCGGCGAGGAGACCTCCGAGCGCCATGACGATCGCCGTCACTCCGCCGAAAATTGCGAGGGCCTTTTCCATTGGGGTTTCCCCTGTCAGTACGACTTGAACGCCGCAGCGCCTGAAGCCGCGGTTTCCGCCGCGGTGTATAGCGTGACGTTCGACCCGGTGATCCCGGCCGCCCCTCCCGCCGCCGCGATGTACTCGTCCATGCAGACCTTCGCGATGTCGTAGAGCGACACGAGCAGGGCCCGGTCCGCCTTGAGGAGCACGATCTCCGCGTCCCTCGCGTTCAACGCCGCCTGAATGTCTTCGTTGACTGGCATATTATTTTCTCCCTTCGTGCTCTATCGAGTAGTGGTTTCCGTCCCCCCATCGCCCGCCCCATGCGGTCTTGCAGTCGGGGGTCCCGAGGGACTCCCAGTACTCT